TTGTTGAATAGTGATGCTGTTGAAGTCACCAACACTGATTACATAGACCCACTATCTAGTGGTTTTACATTAACGTCTAGCTTTACAGCAGGCACTTACATTTTCTTAGCAATAGCATAGGTGCAATATGGAATTTAGAGTACGTTCAAGCGGTGAGCTAAAAACTCAAGGCGAAATCCGCAAACTCAATCCTAATGTTTCTTTGCCCAAAGTGTGGAATAGCAACGTATATGAAGCATTAGGCATTGACCCAGTATTTGATACACCCAAACCAGCCACTACTGGTGATTACAAATCAGTGGTGCGTGACGGCGCAGAGCAGGACGCTAAAGATAACTGGGTCCAGAAGTGGGTAGAGCGGGATATGTTTTCCGACACTACGGAAGACGGCGTTACTACCACTAAGGCAGAACATGAGGCTGCGTATCAAGCTAGACTAGATGCTGATAAGGCTGAATCAGTGCGGTCTGAACGTGACCAAAAACTTAAAGACACAGATTGGATGGGTATGTCTGACGTTACAATGTCGGCAGAGTATGCTACTTACAGACAAGCACTTAGAGATGTTCCGGCACAGTCTGGTTTTCCAAACACAATTACTTGGCCTGATGAGCCTTCTTAAAAATGAAAGTATTTGCTCTTGCAATAATTATAGGTGGTTTACCAGAAATAATACCTATAGCTTTTTTTGAGTTGAGCAGATGCAACCACTTTGCTAATAAGTTAAATATGCACAGTGACAGATTAGAAGGCGACCTAACTTACTGTAAGCCTGTATTTAAAGAAACTCTAAATGAAGATGTGAGGGTGTTTTAATAGATAAGATTGCCTGATGATTATAAGCTCAGATAATCCTGTTGCTAATTACAACGCAACACAGATAGATAATGTAAAAACTCTTACAGTAAGTTTATCTACAGAGATAGTTAAAGAGCTTGATTTACCCGAAGGGTTAACCGTTAAAGGTGCAGTATCTGAAGACGGTAAATCAATTTCATTAAACACGGAGAATGGCACTGCTCAAATACAAGGAAACTTTTTCCAGGCTGCTGGAGATGACGTAAATGTTAGGGTACTAACAAAAGAAACTTCAGTTAAAGAAAGCAAAATAAAGAACCAGCCAACAAGCGAGGCTGAGCTAAACAAGGTATTTGATAACGTATCTAAAAAGATAAATAAAAGCGAAGAGTTTGAGAAGTTACTGACAGATTTAAAGATAGTTTTGGAAAGCAACGAATCGTCGGTTTTTGGAGAATTAAACGTATTTGAAGAATTACCTCCAGTTAAGGTAAACATAAGCCAAACTGATACTAATGAACAATCTTTTACTTGGGAAGCTCCAGAAGCAAGAGAGTTTGAGCAAGCAGAAGAAGGAAGTAACTCAGTTGATTTTGGTGAAAGTGAAATAAACGCTGGAGAAGATGAATGGATAGGATTGCAGCAGTTTCAAGATAGCGACTTAGACAATCTGTCCGTAAACATTGAGGCAGATGTGGGAGAAAAAGACCACATTTGGTTGCAAGGTAAAGTACAGGATAATCACGGAAGATTTAGTATGTGGTTTGATAACCCAGGAACAGCAGCTTACGCTAGACAAAACATTAGTGAAGTTGCTAAAAAGATTGAAAGCACTGGGGTGGTGTTAGACCATTTGGGGATTTCTCCTTTTCCTAGAGATAAAGTGGAAAATCCTCCTAAAACTACATTTATGGTAGAGGTTTAAATGGCTAAGCTGAAAGGACTTTTATCTAGTTTAGCGCCCACTGTAGGAAAGGCAATTGAAAGCGGCCCTATGGGTGGCATGGCTGTTAGGTTAGTTGCTGATAGGCTTGGAATATCCAACACAACTGACCCTGCAAAGTTAGAAAAATACATTGAAGAACATCCAGATTCTATGATTGTTTTACAAGAAGTAGAAATGGAGTTTGCTAAAGTTTTAAAAGACAGAAATATAGATTTAGATAACTTTAAAATAGAAATACAAGACCGACAAGCAGCTAGAGAAATATTTGGGGAAGACCCTACACCAAAAGTGTTTGCTATTATAAGTTTGCTTGGTTTTCTTTGTTATATATTTTTAGTTACTTTTAGGGCAGAGGCTGTAGACGATGCTTTGGCAAATATAATTCTTGGTTATTTAGGAGGATTAATATCTGGTATTAGTGCGTTTTTCTTTGGCTCAAGCAATAATAGAGGTAACTAAAAATGTTTGGAAACGGAGAGCCAACAACCGTAAAAGCAATGGTAACAGGGGTATCTACCGTTTCTGTTTGGGGAATAAACTTAAACATAGAAGAAGTTTCTTTTTGGTTTACTATATTGGCAGATTTTGGAGTTTTTGCAGGCGGTTTAACAACGGTTGTTCTTGGTATTAAATCTTTGAAAGAAAGTAGGGATAAAAAGTGAGTCATTTTATTACTGAAAGTTTATTAATGGAACCTGTGGATAAAGGCTGGAGATTATTATCTTCATTTGAGTATCGCAGCGATACATTGAACCAAACTATTACCGTTCCTCACGGATTCTTTACTGACCTAGCTAGCGTTCCAAGGTTAATGAGATGGCTTGTCCCAGTAGCAAATGCTAAAAATCGCAAGGCTGCAATAGTTCACGACTACTTATGCTGTGAGGCAGTGCAGAATATGTATGGCATAGACCAGAGAATGGCAGACAAGATATTTAGAGAAGCATTAGCAGTTTGTAATGTACATCCTGTAGGTCAGTGGGTTATGTGGACTCCAGTAAGAAGCTATCAGTGGGTAAAGGGGTTATTTAAATGATAAGAGTTTTGTTTGGTTTAGTTATTCTTTTTACGTTTGTGGGATGTGGTTCTTTTAATGCTGCACAAATAGGCGAGAAGGCTAGAGAAGCTGAAGAGGCTTTATGCCCGTTACAAACAGTTAAAAACATTGACGCTACTATAGATAACCTTTTGTCTTTAGTCCCAATTATTGCATGGAACCCAGTTTGTCAGGAAGACTAATGGAAGTTATAGAGTTTCCTATAAACAAGATGGACTCTATTGCCGAGCAAGCAGACGCAGAGCTTTATGAGTGGTGCTTAGAAAAGATGCAGCAAGGGTTAGACCCTGTATATCTTTCAGGGGTTCTCCAGTACAACTCTGTGTATCTGTTATCAAGTATGATTGAGGAAGAGTAATGTCTGATTCTACACCTATTGGAAGCTATGAAGGCATTGTTCCATTTAGCGGTATTTTTGATGCCATATTACAAAGCTCTGCTCAACGAGCCTTTATGGAAACTGAGGGAATGTATACTCAAGCAGAAGAACAATTTGAATCTGCTCAAAGAGACTTACGAGATATACAGTTTACCGTTCCTCAAGATAAACAAGCAGATGCGGTAGCAAAATATTTAAGAGATGCAGGTTATTCTTCTGATGTTGTTTCTCAAACTCTTGGCATACCTAAAGCAGAAGTTAACGCAGCTCTAATGGCTGCTGGTTATGATGCTACTGGTCAGACCTTGCCTGAAGAAGATGTTTTTGCTGATACCACTAAAACACCAGACGATGGCATGGTGGACTTGGTTCCAGAAGTACCTGGCGTTGTAACGGATGACCCTAATCAAATCTGGAAAGATACAGATAAAGATGAGCTAGACTTAAAAGGCTTTATAGATTTGGCGTTTGATGTATTTGGTGCTTACAACAAAGATGCAATTACTAATGTTGTAGACCTAGTTAATCAAAGAGGTATATCTGTAGGTGAGGTAGCACAAGCTACAGGGAATAGTGTTGAGTCTATTAACCAGGCTGCAACTAAATCTGGTACTGCAATTGAAAATCAGGGTGCGGGTGAAATAACAGTAAATGACGAAGGCCCAGCTATTGGCCCACAACAGTCTATTACTGTGGACGAAGGCCCAGCTATTGGCCCACAACTACCTACAGGTAAAGTAACTGGAGATGACACTGTAGTAGGCGGTAATGGAGATGACACCGTAGTTGTTTCAGATGTATTTCCAGAAGGAGATACGGTTATATCTGACCAATCTGTACAGCCTACAATTATAGTTGGTCCAAGAGGTGAGAAAGGCGACCCGGGAAAGACAGGGTTAATTATGGCTCTATCCCAACAAGCTCCAATTACCGAACAAATGTTTTCAAGAGAATTATTTGAGCCAAAGTTTAGGCAGTTAGAAAACGTATTGCCTGCTGCTACAAAGACAGCGCAAATAGCTCAAATGTTTGCGCCTAGAGGAATGCTGAGAGGATTAGTATGACATACTTAGATTTAATTAATAACGTCCTCCGCAGATTACGAGAGGATACAGTAGATACAGCTAATGCTACTGACTACTCTCATCTTATAGGTGACTTGGTTAATGACGCTAAAAAGATTGTAGAGAACTCTTTTGATTGGACTGCATTAAGGGACTCTATAACTGTTAACACTGTAAGTGGGACAGATATCTACTCACTTACTGGTAGTGGTGATTTAGCTGTTATAAAAGACGTAATGAACACTACGTCTAAAAGATTCATGCACCTTAGAAGTAAAGAATACTTTAACAATGTAACCTACAACACCACACCACAATCAGGCTCTCCTGATTATTTTACATTTGTGGGTACGGATACTAATAAAGATTTAGAAGTCCAAGTTTATCCAAAGCCTGATGCGGCATACGCTCTAAGGTTTGATGTTGTTAAGCCACAAGCTGATTTGACTACTGATTCGGATAGCTTGTTAGCACCTACTAACCCTGTTATACAGCTAGCCTATGCTATGGCTTTGAGGGAAAGGGGTGAGACTGGTGGTCAGAGTGCAGCAGAACAATTCGCTGTAGCCTCTACTTCCTTATCTGACGCTATTGCATTTGACGCTAACAGATATCCTTCTGAGTTAACCTTTCAGGTACGATAATGGCCCAGAAACTACAAAGCATAACAATTACGGCTCCAGGGTTTGCGGGTATAAACACCCAAGATGCCCCATTAGCTCAAGACCCTACCTTCGCGTCAGTTGCAGATAACTGCATTATTGACAAAGAGGGGCGAGTAGCTGCGCGTAAAGGTTATAACATGGTGTCTTCCAATGGACCTGCTGTATTGGGAAGCTCTGCTGGTATAGAAGCTATACACCAGTATAGGGATTCAGGTGGTAACACTAAGATATTCTCCGCAGGTAATAACAAAATATTCCACGGCACTTCTACTTTAACGGATGATACTCCTGGTAGTTATACAATCAGTGCTAACAACTGGAAGATGGTTAACTTTGTGGACCATGCTTACTTTTTTCAAAGAGCGCATGAGCCATTGTTATATACCAATTCTGTTGCTGACGTTGAGAAGATGTCTGCCCATGCTCATGCTACGGGCACTCCGCCTCAAGCTAACGAGGTTCTAGCTGCATTTGGCAGATTGTTTGTTGCTGACTTTGCAACAGATAAGTCCACTATTTACTGGAGCGACCTGCTAAATGGTCATGCGTGGAGTGGTGGTTCTACGGGTTCTATAGATATATCTAAGGTATGGCCCAATGGATATGATGAGATTGTAGCCCTAGCAGCTCATAACGGGTTTCTAGTTATCTTTGGTAAGGACTCAATAGTTATTTATGAAGGTGCTGATAGTCCCGCTTCTATGTCTCTCTCAGATACGATATCAAATATAGGATGTGTATCTAGAGACGCCGTTGTATCTACGGGTAAGGATTTAATCTTTTTAGACCGTTCAGGCGTAAGAAGTCTGGCAAGAACAATTCAGGAAAAGTCCTCACCTATTGGGGATATATCTAAGAACGTCAATAATGACATTAAGAATCTGGTAGCTAGTGAAACAGGTAACATCTCTCTACATTACTCTCCTAAAGAAGCCTTTGTCTTGGTTAACTTTTCCGTCCTTCAGACGGTGTATGTCTTTGATACGAGATTCCCTCTCCAAGATGGCTCATACAGAGCTACCACTTGGTCTAGCATGGCACCACTACGTTTTACTAATTTGGTGGATGACACTATTTACCTTGGGAACGCAACTGGCATCGCTGAGTATGATAGTTATACAGATGGGACAGGTTCATATCAGTTAAGTTACTTCTCACATCCCTTAGCATTTGGGGATAGCTCAGTTCTTAAATTCTTAAAGAAGGTTAACCTAACTACCTTTGATGGCTCTGAAGCTACAGTTGCACTTAACTGGGCCTATGATTATACAAATGCTTATAAAAAGCAGGCGTATGTTTTACCTGCTAACAATGCTGCTCAATACAATATATCTGAATACAACACCACGGCTGAATATTCTGGCTCATTAAGTTTAATCAACAGACAGAAGATAAATACTTCTGGTTCTGGCGCGGTGGTTACTGTAGGTGTAGAAACTACGGTAAATGGTAAGTCGATAGCTATACAACAATTTAACATTCATGCACTACTTGGAAGGATTGTCTAATGACTGATTACACAAAGACAACGAACTTTGCCGCCAAGGATACTCTGGTGTCAGGGAATCCAGCGAAGGTGGTGAAGGGAACTGAAGTGAACACAGAATTTGATAACATAGCAACTGCGGTAGCTACTAAGTCTAATTTAGCTGCCCCGACATTTACGGGGACTACAACTGCTGCAAACCTCACAGTGTCAGGAACATTTACTGGCACTATTGATGGAGGGACTTACTAATGACACATATATTAGGTTTGGAGCATAGTTTAGGTGGCGTAGCTAATCAAGCTATGGATTTTTTTGGACTAGGTTCTGGAGGCGGTGGTTTCTTTGGAAGCCCAGGTGCTGGGCTTATAGGTGCTTTGGGTCAGGGTGTTTTAACCGACAAGGCCATAAAAGATATTGGTGAGGCCCGTCAGGAAGCCAACATATTCTTTGGTGGTGCTACCGATTTACCCACTTATGAAGGTGGTTTGTTAGGTGAGGTGGAAAGACAGTCTCAGTTCAAACCATTTACTGTCACTGGGACTAATGTATTTGGTCAGCCATCTGCTGCAACTATATCCCAAACAGGTACTGAGCTAGCCCTAAGCCCTGAAGAAGCTGCATTACAAAGGTCTTTAACTAGCTTTGGACAGGGTGCTTTTGATTTCCTATCCGACCCTATGGCTAGAGAGGCTGAGCAGTCTGCTTTGATAGGTATGTTGACTCAAGACCCTACTCAAAGAGCTGGTAGAGAAGCTGACATATTTCAAAGATTAGAAGCTGTACAGACTCCTGAAAGAGAAAGAGCCAGA